GCGTGAACCTTCCGTGGCTCATCCAAACCACCGCGGCCATCGTTTTTCGATGGGTCGTACTCGGGATAGACCAACTCGACGGCGTGCTTCAGCACCTCGACATAAGACTCCGGCACAAAGAAGGGATCTCCGCGCGGGATCAGCATCAGTCGGCCATTGACGCCGACCTGGACATGATCCTCGCCGCCGGGTTTGTCCTGTTTGTGGATCGTGATGCGGACCTCTCTCTCGCCGCGCTCGTTCTCGCGCGTGTTGAAAGCGCCAGACGGGGCGTCGTTGACGACGGGCGTGGCCGAGACCTCGACGAGGTTGATGAAATCGAGATTGTAGCCGATCTCGGCAAGCTTGCCGATCATGGTGCGCCTGTTCTCGGTGCCTCCGAGGTCGAGCCCGAGCTGGACCACGCCGAACTGGCGGAGCTGGTCGGCGGTGGCGTCTGCTATTTCAACGCGCTGCATGGCGTTTCTCCTGATTGTTGAGGGGTCGGGTGTGGATCGATCAGTCGTGCTCGATCCACTTTGCATCGCTGCCGCGCAGAGCATCGAGGGCGCCGCGTGGGATCTTGTAGAGGCCGCCAACATACATCGGCTTGAGGCCGCGACCGTGGATGTAGAGTTGGAGCGGGTTGGACATGGATTCGGTGATGGTGATCGTCGCCATTTCGTCGTCAAGGTCAGGCTCGACCGCCGCGACACCGGCATGAACAACCGGTTCGCCTGCGTCGTCCACAATGGTGGTTCCCATCGGCTTCACGCTGCTGACCATGAAGCCCGCGGGCGGGCTGTCGGAATCGACGATCACGTCGCCGGGCTCGACCTCAAACTGAGCGGTGGCGGCGCCCGCGCCCTCGGCACCGGCCACTACCTCGCGCCAGAATGAGTTAAGCTCCGGCGTTTTCATCGGCTCGAAGGGGACCGAAGCGTCAGCGCGCGCTTCATCGATCTCCTTGATCTTCGCGTTCATCGCGGCGAGCCGGGGCTTTCCCTTTGTGGTGAACTCGTCGGGATTAAGCCGCAGCACGGCCTCGCGGATGGCACCTATGCGGTCCATGTGGTTCTCCTTGTGTGGTTGGCGGGGTCAGACCCCAGGATAGTGGGCGATCTCCCGCCCGGTGAATTTGTCTCGGACGCTCAAACCGGTGTCGGAGAAGTGCCACCTGCGCATCCAATGCTTTTCCAGAATGCGCTCGCGCTCCGCGCCGGTGGTCTTGGCCTGCTTCTTCGCGGCCTTCGCCGCCCGTCGTCGCTCGGCTCGGTTCATTGTTCGCCCCATTTTTGCCATTGCCAGCGACAAACATTTGTGGTTGAACCTTTCCAGGCACATCAGGTGCCCTGAAAGGTACTACAATGACCGAATGCATCTTGAAACTCCGCGAAGTGGAGGCCCGCACCGGGCTTTCCCGCTCGACCCTTTACGCACAAATGGCGGAGGGCAAGTTCCCCAGGCCGGTGAAGCTGGGCAAGCGCGCCGTAGGCTGGACCGAGACCTCCATTTCCAAGTGGATCGAAAGCCTGGTCAGCCGGTAGCTCTGTGTGACGTGACGCGAATTAAGAGCGGGGCCACTGCTGGCCCCGCTCGGTTTATCAGGCGTCAACCTCGCCCATGGCGATCCACATGATCGTCTCGGCGGAGACGTTCACGTCCGTGTCGGCGCCGATTACGAAGCCCTTGCCAGCGCCGGCAGCAACGCCCGCGTAGGGCGTGACGCCGAGGGTGGCGACCAGAGCCCCGGTGCCGTCAGCGATCTGCTTGAAGGCCGTGCCGTCGTCCATGTCCTCGGTCCACTCCATGATGGCATCGCCATCAATGTTGATGATCCGAACATAGGCGGGGACAAACCCGATGGAAGTGTTGATGGAGGCGCCGGTGCCTTCGACCGTGCCGCTCGCGAAATGACCCTTCATTGGGGGTCTCCTTCTTGACTTGGGGATGTGTGAAAGGGCGGCCAACAATGACCGCCCCTCGTTATTTCAGCCTACAAACCAGGGGCTTACAGGGCGGTGACGGCGCACTCCAGGCGAGCCATCCAAGACTCGTTCAGCCGGACGCAGGCGAACCACGTTTTCCAGCCGACATAGCCTCGCTGGCCGAGCGGATCGTCCTTGGTCTTCTGCCCGACCGGGATGATGGTCGGGCTGACCGAGCCCTGGCCGCGCAGCGCGACCGAGCCATAGGCTTCCTTGCCGAAATAGAGCACCGGGTACACATCCGCGCTCGTGCCGGTGGTGGAGACCATCGACCCCTTGGCGCCGCCAGCGTCTGCGATGGCGTCGAGATCCGGCGAGAGAACGTAGCGCACGTCCTCGACGGAGCCGATCTCCTCCTCGCAGATCATCTTGCGAGAGCCGTACTCGGCGCATGGCACAAAGCCGGCCAAGCCCCGAACATCGCTCTCCAGATCGGTATGAGCGACACCGATATACGCGGCCTCGATCGGGGTCGTGTTGTAGTCCGGCGAACCCGAAAGAATGCGCGTGATCTTGAACGCCTTCTGCGCCTTGAGCGAACGGGTGATCGCCCGCTGCTTGTTCAAGGTGATGACGGTGTTCACCGATGCACGCGCCGCGCCGTTGGAATAGAACACGTTGGTTCCCGCCTTCAGCACGCCGTAGCACAGCGCCTCGATCGTCCGACCGATATTCTCGCCGGCCTGGATCGTTGCGTCGTTGAGCACCGGATCTTCGTGGGTGTCTTCGATCACGTCAGTGATCCCGACAACCATCCCGTACTGCTTCAGCGTCACGCTCACATCCTCGTAGGAGAACGCGGTCGTGTTCGGGGTGACGCCCTCGACGAGGGGCGTAGTCACCTCGGTGAAGACGATCGGGCGCCGGAACTTGATCGTCTCCGACTTGTTCTTGGGCAGTCGCTTGGACAGCCCGAACTTATCGAGGACAGTGACCGGGCCAGCGTGCCGGAGCATCTGGCGTTCGGCGTAGACGTTGGTACGCTGGCTGATGCCAGAGCTTGTGGAGAGGGTGATGGGCATGAGAAAGTATCCTTGTTCTCAAGGCCGCTCCCTCGGCACTACTGGTCTTGTCGGGCTTCCATTCTCCTTGCCCAATCCCAATGAGCCTCATCGTCGGTCGAGTCCTTGTTCGGACGAGACGACGCTGATTGGCGGCCTCTAGTCTGGGTGGTTCTGGCACCGGCAAGCTGTTGAGCACGTCGGGTTTGCAGCGGATCGTTGTCACGTTGTTCAGGGTCGGGGGCGGGGCCGCCGTCAGCTTCCAAGAGGGCCTGCTTGAACCTGCCGACGAGAATCGCTGATGCCTGACCGTCCACAATCTGCTGGGCGTTATGCGCGTAGGTGTCGCGCAAAGCCCTCGGCTGGTCATCAATCCAAGCATTGAAAGCCTTTCGGTTTTCGATGATCGTTTTGAAACCATCGGGGTGCTCTGTCTCAAACACCCCGCGCTCCTCCGCCAAGAGCGCCTGTTGGCGCTCCTTCGCGGCGGTGAGCTCCGCGGCGTCGGTCTCTGACAGCTTGTCGAGGCGGCCTTCCAGCTCGGTGATCGTCTCCACGAGGGGAGTGATCACATCGCCGTATTCCTCCTGGGCAGCCGCCAGACTTTCACGCCGGGCAGTATCTTGTGTCGTGTCGCCGGCATCCCGTTTCGCCTCCTCGGCGCTGGTAATGCGGGCAGTCAGGCTTTCGATCTCGCGACGGCTCCAAACAGTGCGCCCTTTTTGGCTGTCCACTTTGTGCTGAAGCCGCGCAATCTGGGCGGTCAGCGCATCGGGGTCCGTACCTGCGGGTGTCTTCTGGTCAGGGTCGTCGCCACCGTCGTTATCGTCCTCGGAGGGGCCTGGGCTGGAAGCATCAAGGTCAGGTTCGCCCGGATCGTCATCGGGGCGGTCCTTGGGTCCGGTATCGTCACCGGACTTCTCCTCTGATGCAATGGTTTCCCAAAGCTGCTCGTCGGAAGTGTTATCTTTGGTCTCGGGGGCCGGATCAGTACCGGCGCCGTCCACCTTGATGGTGTCGTCGTCTGCCATGTTTCACCTGCGTTTGATTGCTTACGAACGGGCCGAGGCCGGTTCGCTCGGGGTGCCTTGGGGTCTTACCCTCGGCGGTTTGGGCGGCCTATCGGCGGCCCGGTCGCAACTGTCCGGCTCATCAGTAGAGCGGGCCAGCATCCTTTTCCGGGGCAAACGCCGCCGGTTCGTTCTTGGGCTCGACATGCGCGATCAGCGCGCGAGCCTCCTTGATCTGCCCCCGGATCATCGCCGTCTCATCGGGGGAGATCGGGTATTCATTTTGGCGCTGAAGCCCGGCGATCCTAAGATCCAGGTGCTTGCGAAGCCTGCGCCATGTGGGAGAACTGCGATCGATCATCAGATCGCGCCCCCAGAGCTTACGCCGGTGCGCTCCTTCATGGCGATCTCCGCCGCCATACTGCGCTCCTTGTGCGCGTTGTCATCGGCCTTGCCCGAGATCCTGGCGTCCAGCTCCTCGCGCTTCATGTTCAGGGCGGCGGCGGCCTTCTCCATCGCGGCGTCGTAGGTCCAGCCGGCAATTTCCTTGCGGGCGGCCCATTCCTGCTCGTGGAGAGCCGTCTTGTGGTCCATCTCCTCGCGGCGAAGGTCCATCTCCGCCTTCGCGAGTTCCATCTTGGCGTTCTCGATCGCGGCGGCGGGGTCTTGGCTGTCTTTCTGATCCTGCTCCCACTGCTTGTACTCGCGCTCGGTCATGGTGATCTCGTCGGTGGCGATCATGTGCGCTTTGAAGATCGCGGCCAGCAACTCCCCGTGCTTGATCCTCGGCCCATAGACAGGGTGGTCACCGAATATCTGGGCGATCATGAGGAGGTTCTGCGCCTGCATCTCACGGACCAGGAGAACGCCGGAGCCGCGCGCCTTCACCTCGTAGTCGCCCTTGATGTACTTCTTCTCGCTGAACTGCATGTTCCAGTGGTAGAACCGGCGAACCACCGGCGTGGTGATATCGTCGTCGAAGTTCTTGACGATGCGCCGGAACGTCACGTTCGCATTGTTCATCAACAGGGCCATGCCCTGAGCAGTCTTGGTGACGCCGGTGCCCTGCTCGCCCTGCGCAATCGCAGGCTGGGCGGTCACATCGTCGACCGCCTCCTCCGCCATCGCGATAATGTTGGCGATCTCCTGCTGGTTCGAGGGGATGTTGAAGGTCTCGAACACCTTGACGCCGGGCTGGCTGGTTGTGTCGTCCCGAAGCCATACCTTGCGCGGCTGGAGCGTCCAGTTGCCGTCCTCTGGCTCGACCGCGGTCTTGTTGATGACAATCTGCGGGCCGGTGGATAGGCCGGAGTTGTCCATCATCATCCGGTAGGCGCCATTGATGATCGCCTGGGGGTGGCGCATGATCGAGGGAATACCAAAGCCGAACGGCGTCGCCTCGTCGGCCCGGATCGTGAAGACGCTGTAGATGGTCTCCTTGCTGTCGAGCGGGTGGCGCCCAAAACTCAGCAGCTTGCCGTCGCAGAACCAGACCCGAACATGGTGCTCCTCGATCGGGTCCAAATCCTCCATCGGCGCCGTGTCTTCAGGATCTCGCATCTCCTCAATGAGCATCTGCATGTCTTCAGTCTCGACCGGGCCGGTGTACTCCCAGACCTGGTAGGTCGCGGGGATGGTTCCGTCAGTCTGGCCGGTCAGGTCGTGCAGATCGGTGATATAGGCCGGGATAGTCCCAAGCGATGGGTCGTTCCTCAAGAGCTCGCGCACCGCGTCCTTGTCGATGTCCGGGCGCTTGGCGAGTTTGCGGAGCATGGTCTTGCTCATCAGGTGCCGCTCGAAGCATCCGCTGCCGTCCTGTACCTTCGGAACATCCGGATCAGGGAAGAAGCTCCACGGGTCCACACGGTAGGCGCTCGGCGCCGTCTCCTTTGCGTTCCCCAGCTCGTATCCATCGCCTTCCGCGGCCTTCACCCATACCTGCTTGCCGGCGCTGGAGCCGATCACCGGCCCCTTGATGACGCCCATGCCCAGCTTGGTCGCATCGCCGATCACGTCGCGGGCCTGGGATTGGTAGTCGCAACCCACAAATTGATCTTCGATCTCGTCTCGCATCAGGTCACTGCGGCGGGATGCCTCGCGAATCTTCTCCTGGAGGTCGTCTGCCGCCGCCTGGGCCATGTTCTGCTCGGTCTCTGCCGCCCGCATCTCCTGCTCGGATGCCTGGGCGGCGTTGGCGTCACCGGCGGCCATCTGCTCCTGGCCTTGGGCCTGGGCGGCGTTGGCGCGATCTCGCGCCTCATCCACCTGAGACAGCGCCGCCTCCGCCGCATCGGTAAGGTCTGGAACCGGCGTCGGACCAATGCTCCAGTTGCGGTCATCGGTCGGGAACTGCAAATCCCACAGCCGCGCCTCCATGGCGTCGGTCTTCGCCGCGGTCAGGTTGATGAACACCTTAGAGCCCTTGGAGAGCTTCAGGCGCTCCAGCGTCTCGCGGTCGTAGATGCCGTGGTACTGCTGCAAGTCTTCGATCCACCGCTGCTCGATGGAGTATCGCTTGCCGACGCGGCGCGTAGCCTCCGCAGCCAGACCGGCAACGAACGCGCTCATCCGCTCCTGCTTCTCCTCCTGGCGCATCTCCTCTGAGGATCTGTCATCCATTTGGTCTTGCGGATCGCGGTCATATGCACCTGGGTCGTTTAGTGGCATTAGTATCCAGCCCTTTCATCGACCACCGGCACCGCGCTGTTCGTCGGGCGGCTGGGAGGTTTGACCTTGCCGATCTGCCCGAAGGTCATCACGGCGTAGCGGAGAGCGTCCATGAGGTGGTCGAACTTCTTGACCACCTTGCCTTTTTCGTTCCGGCGATAGAGCCGGTATTCTGACTTCGTGTTCACAAGCGTGGTGAACAGCTTCAGGCGCCCGGTCTCAAGCCTGGACCAGACCTCGTACAGACCCTCGTCCACCGCGTTGACGGCGGGGACCAGGTGTAGACCCAGAGTGGCGTAGGTGACGAAAAGCTGCTTTCCCTCGTCCTGGCTCCGGCTCCGGCTGGCGGGGTCGATCGCCCCCCTTATCCAATCGCCCCTCGCCTTGATCGACAAGGTGTGGACAGCCGGGATCGCCTCTCCCTTGTAGTGCTCTGCGTAGGCGTAGAGGGTGCCGTCAGCCGGATCTTCTGCAAGCCAGATCGCCGCCGTCTTGTTCCATCCGACATCAAAGCCGTAGCCTCGGCGCCAGAAGGCCGGGATCGGGAAGGGATCAACCGATACCTCCTCGATCGAGATTGGATAGATCGCGCCCGCACCCATCGACGGGATGCCCTTTGACCGGGCCTCCTTGAGGTGGGGCGGCGTTGACGAGAGCAGATCATCCTTGGCGGCCTTGGTCAGGTGCGGGACATCATCCCAGCCCATCATGACACAATATTTGCTCGCCGATATTCTGCCCATCATCTCCCTCTGAATAGTTGCCCGCGCCAGCATTCGACCGTTATGAACAAGTCTGCCGGAGGCCGTTAACGCGCCCGCTGGGCGCGCATGTCCGGTGATAGAGGGGGGCGGGCGGCCCCTTTACGTTGAGGTCCAGCAGACGTTCGATGGCTTAGGCGTAGCCGACAAGCTCGATGAGGAACCGGCCAGCGGTGTAGGTGGCTGCGGTCGTGCCGCCGCCCGTCAGGTAAAGGTACTCATCGGCAGCGGGGACCGCTGCCAGCGGACCCACGAGGCCGAGGGTATGCGTGCCGCCGTTCAGCAGTAGGGTCTCATCCAGGGCGCTGATCGCAGTGTCCTCGACGCCCGTAGCCTCGACGGCGGAATACAGGTTGATATCCACGTCGCCGGTGGCCGGGGCTTCGAGGCAGGTCATGGTGCCGCCGAGGAGGGTTCCGTTGCGAGCCGCCGTGATCTGGCCGAGGTGGGCGACGCCCACGCCGTCCACGCCGATGATGTCGTCAACTCCAGCGCTGGAGTTGAGCCCGGTCAGGTCGAGCAGGATCTTGGTCGTGACCAGATCGCCGTCGCGCTTGACACTGGTCTTGACCAGCGTGCCGGTGCCTGCGGTGATGCCGACACCAGCGGTTGTGGCGAGGGTCGCTTCGAACGCCTCCAGTGAGGCGCTGAAATCGTCGAAGTTCACAAACACGTCCTGGCCGCGGTGGGCGCCGGACACATGGTCACCATCAATGAGACGGGCGCCGGGGTTGAGGCGGGTATAGTTCTTCATGGACATAGGCTAGTCTCCTCTTGGGTCGCTGGGTTCTTCCAGCTCGTTGGGCAGGAAGCCCATGACGACCTCGCTGATGCCCTCCAGAGGGGTGAAGGTCAGCATGACGATGCCGTTGGTGGTGGCGGTGCGGATCAGGCACTCGCCATAAACGTCTTCGGGTGGCTCCTCGTCGAGCCAGATTCCGTGCTTGGCGGTGCCCTCGAACGATCCACGCCCCTGTTGGTAGGACTTGATCCCGAGAACCGACCAGCCGCCTGATGTGTGCTTGACCTTGATCGTATCGACCAGATCGGAAACCCCCTGCTTCCAAGTCAGGCCGCCGAGTTCCTTGCCGGGGATGATCCCGGTGCCGTCCAGGTGCTTGCGACCGCCCTCGGTTGTGATCCCGCCGAGCAGCGTCGCCTGCACGATATCGCGCGTGGTCTCGTTGGTCTTGCCCGCCGCCCACCAGCTTACCGGGTCTTTGAATCTGCGGCCTTCCCACCAGTGTGGGTATTTGCCGGTCAGGTGCGCGGCTGTCTCAAATCCACCGGCGCCGAATGTCTTGCCGACTCGATTCGCCGCCATGACGCAGCGCTCGCGGTACTCCGCCCCGGCCTTGAAGAACTCCAGGTGCTTGGCGTACTTATGCCGAGAGTGGATTATCGTGCCGTCAAGGAGCCTGCGGTCCTCGTCCGGGTATATCATCCCGAATATGCGCTGCTTGTTGCGTCGCTCACACCGCGCCATCGCCTCGGCGAACTTGTCAACATCGGATCGGGCTGGCCCGTTACTCTGGCTCAAGAAGTCTCTCTGGGAGGATGACGCCCAAGCGGTCGGCAAGGCGGCGGGTGTGTGCCTCAAGTTCCGCGTCGGTCATGTGCTCCGTGTCGGTGGTGGTGGTAAGGTCGATCGCCGTCCGGTCGCCGTAGAAGTCAGGCCGAAGGTTTCCAGCCGCCCACTTCCGGGCGTCGATCCGAACCTTGGACCGCGCAACGAACTCTCGGTCGAGTTCTTCGTAGGTGCTGCCGTCAGGCCGGGTCTTCGTCACAGTGTCGCCGCTTGTGTCGTCGGCAATCTCGATGATCTCCTCGGCCATGAAGTCGGCTTGAGCCATCTTGGCCGCCCGATATGCGTCCGTCACCGGCCCGCTGCCGCCCTCCTGGTGCAACCAAGACAGGAACGTGCTCCGGGGTGGGGTGTCCTTGATCCCAGGCGCGCAGATGACCGCAACGCTGTCGGCGCTCGACGCGATCCGCTCGCAAACGCGCTTGATCTTCTTCTCGCGGTCGATGGCCGCCAGAGCTGCCTTTGTTGGCCCCTTGCTTTTCGCCTTCGGCTTGGTGGTCTTCTTCTGCGCCATCGGATTAGGCCGGGCTGCCGGCTGGCTCAACCTCGTCATCCTGCCAGCCATCACCAACCGCCATGACGCAGGACACACCGTTCGGATAGGTGCTGATGATAGTCCAGCTTCCAGTCGCCTCCGAGGCCCAGACCTCAACGATCGAGGAGCCGTTCACCCCGACGCCGCGCCGAGCTTCGCCGTATTTATTTCCGAGGTTGGCGATAACCGCATCGCGCTCCCCGCAAATCATTTGCGCCTGAGCCACGCCATCAGGCAGATGACCAGCGGTGGCAATGCCCTGACACCCGCCCACCAGCATGACCGCGGCAAGCATGGAAATGATGTGATTTATCATGATTTCGGCTCCCTGTTTACGCCAGGCATGAACTCTCCGCACGTCGCCTTGTCGTAGACCACCGGCCACTCGCTGTAGCCACCGGTTGTGATCTGGGGGGGGAACCTGCAACACGGGGCTGACTTGGAGGCGCCCGGCTGCTTCCCCTCGGACGGCATGGCGCCGCACGGCCAGGAGGGCCACCAGTATTTGCATCGGTCGCACGTTTTCAGCCTATCCATTGGGCTGACCCCCTAATATTGCCGCTGTTCGCCAGCGCTCCACGGCTGGCGGGCGTTTTGCTCGCGGCGCTCCCCTCTGGCATTGGTCGCAGGAGAGGGATTCGAACCCCCGATCTTCAGGCGATGAACCCAACGAGATGACCGCTTCTCCACCCTGCTGAATTTCGATCCGCCACGCCGCAACCATGGCCACGATTTCATCCTCGTGGCAGATTGCACTTGGGCAAGCCGCGTAGACAAGCCCCTCCGGCGGTAGTCTGAGACCGATTATTACTCTGCCGCGCGCAACTTTGCAACATCTAGTGTGACAATGCGATGACCACCCAAGAAGTTGATAAGAACCTTGGCCGTTCGATCCTCCATCCCCATGACCTTGCCGCGCATGGCCTCGCCGAGCGTCACCACATCATCGCCGATCGCGAATGTCCGGTGGGTGTCCTGGTACTTCTCGTAGTCTGGGGCGTTGAACTCGCCCCCTGCCTGCCGCCAGATCAGGGATCGCAGACCTGGGCGCTCGGGGAGTCCGTTGCTCGCCGGCCTCGTATCGTGGGGGATGGGCCGAGGCTCCCCGCCCCACCCGACAACACCGATCACCAGGCGATAGGCGAAGACCCGATCCCACCCAGGCGTCCGGTCGTTCATGCCCACAAACACCAAGCCCGGCAAAATAGGCCGCCGGATCTCGCGCTTTTTCATCCTCGCCTTGGTCGTGCCGTTGCTGAACTCCCATGATTTCCTGACCAAAACGAATGTAGCGAACCCCTCGTCCCGTAGAACAAACTCCGCCACAGTTTCCTTCTGAGGTGTAACCCTCACGCCGAACCACGTGTAGTTTCGGCTGTCGAGGCGGCTATCCTCGACATACTCTCTGCGCTTTGCAATCACACTGCTCCCACCCGATTGCCTGCCTCTACGTCAGTGCATCTTTTCGGTCTTGGCCCTCCGCTCTGGTGTGTCGGCATTCCCATCCGGATAAGAATCCGGCTTTGGGTCAAAAGCCTTGGTGAGACGGTCAGCGAGGCCCAAAGCCTGCGCCTTGGACATGGGGATCGTCACCACAATGCCGTACTGCACTATCGTGATAAAGGCGTGGCACCCGTCATCGCAAACATCTACCTGAGCAAGCCCCTCGCGGTCCCCGTTGTTGTCATCTTCGGTATCATCGTCCATTGGGTGTCCTCGCTGCCCTCATGGCGCTCCACGCCTTCAGGCTCGCGACCTGGGCAGCGTTGATCACCCGGCGCGAGTACGGGAGGCTGAAGTAGCTGCCTCGCCCGCTCACGCGCTGCTCGTGCGCCAGGGCGCGCTCATAGACCTGTCTCGCGGCTCTGTGGGCTTCATTGGCCATTGGTGGTCCCCTCCTGATCGCGCCAGCCCGGCGCTCTCTCGTAATCGTCGCACAAAAACTCCCGGCTCACAAATCGGTCGCCGTGGGCGGAGCATCTTCCGTAGGCGCCGATCAGCAGTGTCTTTCGTTCCATGAAGTTCAGGAAGCAGTGTTTGCAGTTGCGGCAGATACACCGCTGGCGTGATTCCATGTCGGCGGCGTTCTCGACCGATCGCCGGACAGTGGCGTCATACTTTGACTGCCTGTAAATATCTTCGCGTTGGTGTCGCAGTCCATCGGACCTGTCCCTGTCGGCGCGGCTCTTTCTCACAATCGCATCGCCTGGATGGTAGTCTCGCAGGATTGGCCGGAATTTTGGGTGCTGGAGTTTTCTTATGGCTTTTGCCAGCATCTGACGGATGCGCTCCGAAGTGACGCTGAACTCGCGCCCGACCTCATCAAGGGTGTGCTCCCCGCAGCTAAAGCCAAACACAAGGCGGGCCACCCGTTCTTCTCGCGCCGTCAACCCAGACAGCGCCACCCTCGCCGCCTGCCTGGCGCCCATGTCGTGCTCCGGGTCCGGCACATCCCCGCCGAGGCCGGCCACGGCCTCGTCCGCCCACTCGACCAGGCATGGGTCTGGATCAAGAGGCGCAACCTCCTCCGGGTCGAGCCGCAGAACGGCGCACAGCGCGTATAATGTGTCGCTGTAGTCGACCTTGGTACTTCCGCCAGGGTGCAGATCACCGATGATAAACTTGCCAGCCGATGTAAGCGCAACGCCGGCCATGTTGGCGAGCTGGGAGGTTGTGGAAATCCCGGCCCTCGCCATGCGATCCATGATGACCGGATCGCGGCGCCTCTTATTGGCTTCGATTGCGCGCTGCCTCGGGGTCATCCTCTCACCAGTCTTTCGAGCACACATAGCCCCGCGTAGCGCAGGCTTTGCACAGGCGATGGCCTATACCGGAGCTCATGAACAGCGTGCTGCACCCCATGCAGCGCCGCTCTTTCTTCGGATTCTTCGCCTTGGCGCGCAGCGCGTTCAATCGATCCTCGGCCTGGCCGCGGTCACCAATGACGCCGGAACACTTGATGTTGGTGCCGACCTGATAGACGCCGTAGGTGACTAAGCCGTTTTTGGTCAAGCACCGGACCTCGTAGTCGTGCTGACTTGTGGTGCGAATCTTCTTGTAGTGGTTGGCCCCCCTACTCATCCCTCGCCCCTCTTTTCGTTGAGCGCCACGCGCAGCGCATCATTGTCAGCGTACAGCCGCTTGCAGGCTTCGCGCATCGCCGCATATGCCCGCAGCAAGCCTCGAATCCCCTCGACCGTGTTGGAGTTGGCGCAGTTTGCCTCGATGGCGGGGATGTGGTGGTCCCGCATCTGCTTGATCCGCGTGGCGCTGTTCATGCTGGGGCCCCGTCGTTCGCCGGGTCAGGCGCCGGCGCGGTCGCCGCTGCCATTGCGGCCAGGCTCTCGGTGTGCTTGATCGGAGGGTGCGGCCACGGGCACGGATAGGCGAAATGCAGCGTCCCAATCTCGGGCGGGCTGGTGCCTCCCCACTTGCCGATGTTGTAGCTGTTGGCCAGAACCACAGCGGCAGCGTGGTCTTGGGCGGCTATGATGGAGCCCTCGTCACCAAACCCGGTGATGATGTGAACGCCCCAGAAGACCATATCAGCCGAGGTCTCGATCATCTCGTGGATGAAGTCGCTGCGCGCACGGTCCCTCCGCGCGGCCTCGGCCTTGTGCCGCTTCTTCGTCTGGGCCTTGCTCATCCCACCTCCCCCGTCCGGCGCGACCCCTCGACGTTTGAGAGCAGGTACATGATGTTCACGGGCCCGCGCCAAAGCCTGCCATATTTGCATCCAGCGTCAATGTTGTCCGTTTCGCGGTGGAACTGCACATCCAGTGTCTCACGATCCGCAAGCCCGGCCTCGTCGGCCAGGGACCGTAGCCACTCGGTGATGTCCTCGTTGCTCACCAGCAGCCGCGTCGTCCTGCCGTCCTTGATCACCTCAACCATCATTGTCCTCCGCTTGGGTCTGCGCCCTCACGATTTCATACACAGCCGCCGATCTACCACTGTGGTTCCGCCGGCGCTTGCCGGTGTCCCTGATCTTACCAGCAATCTTCAGCTCTGTGAAGCGCGGCCTGATCGCCAATGGAGAGCGATAAAGCCGGTCGGCGGCCTGGTCGGCGGTCATGGCCGACTCAGCCAGCACCATCAGAACCCGTCGTTGCAGGTTTCTCACCTCGCTCTCGCCCGGCTTGGCCGCGGCGCTGGTATCGGTGTTATTGACCATAACCATCGTCTCCTTCTCTGGGCTCGCGCGCATCTGCCCGCGCGTTGCAATCCAGCCTCGGCGCCCCCTCATTCCTCAACGCGAACCTGAACTGGACTTGCATCCACGCCCACGTAGTACCTGAAGCTAGACGCCAGCGCATACCTGCCGGAGTTTGCCGATCGCGTGTACGATCATCCCTGAACGCTTGAGTGGCCCACTATTAGGGGTGGTGAAGATGCGGGTGTAGCCGATCCTGCGGGGATAGCCTCGTACCTCCATGATGCCGAGAATGTCGATCTGGACCTTGCCCATATCGTGGGCGACGGGCTGGCTGTCGTCGATGTCGATGTTCCACACTCCTGGGCGCCAGTAGCTATGCGGGGGGCCTACATCGTAGTGCTGCTCCATGCGGGTGAACGGGTGTGGCCTGATGATGCGATCGCCTATCTTTGGCTCGTAGTTCATCCAGATGTATCGCGGGATGGTCCAGGAACCGGCGAAGTCCTTGGGGTCAACCAGCTTCATGTCTTGTCCTCCCTATGGTGCTTCCGGCGCGAAGGGTTCCTGCTGTAGATGCTCATCACGCGGTCGCTGATTTCCTTGCGCTGCTCTTGTGACAGCGTGGTCGGCTCCGGCAGTGGCGGCGGCTGAACTTGCTCCATCGATATCCTCTTGCGTGCGGAGGTCATGTTGGCGATCGCGCGCTCAATGATGTTCACAGGTACGGGCGGCACGTCCTTACCGTGCTTGATCCAATGGCGGAATGCCTCGCCGGTAAATGGCTGTGGGACACCTTCGAGCGCGTCCACCCACATGGAGACCGCCAGTTTCATCTCTGCGGCGGTTGGGGACTTCGCGTAAGGATATATGATCCGGCACCCGTGCAGCAACGCTGCCAACTCTGTGGCCCCCATCTCCGGCTGCCTGAGCAGTTCAGTTACCTCTTTGACGCTTTTGATCCAGAGATCTGGCGTACTCAAGAGTTTCTTTGAGCTTGGCATCTCGTTCCCGGTCGCGGGGAGATTGTCCGACATGGTTTGATCCTCCTGATGTGGTTGGCGTCAGTGCTGGTTCGAGTTTCCGGCCGGCGCGCTCTCGCATCGCTGGCGTGAAATATTCGAGGCTCTTGGGTGGGTCCGTCCTTTTCGCCATGACCTCTGTCACGGTCTCGACGATCTCGTCCTCGGTCAGGTCGAGGCCCCCCCACTGGCTGATGGTGTGTGCGGTCTCAGAACCCAGCCATCTGGTTGGCCACGATGATTTTGAGATGTCTATTCCCGCTGCTTCGAGCACACGTTCTCTGGTCTCAGATGTTTTGAAAATATTTGGTTCAATGATTGGTAATGAATCGGGCGCACGCGCATTAGGAAGAGGAGCATCTTTCTTCTCTATGGATTCTGGATTCTGGATTGCATTGCCCCGGCCATGCTCCGGCTGTGCGTTCGCATTATCCAAGTCGTTTGTTTTCAACGGCTTATCATCAGTGTTGGTGTGTTCTGCTGGTATGTCTTGCTGGTATGTCTTACTGGTACTACCAGCAGCACCACCTTCCCAACGGGAATTTGCCGATTTTGCGGCCTTTTCAGACCTCCCGATCGCAAGCTCCCACTCCTCTGTAACCTTGTTCTGGGTGACGCGATCTCCCTCGAACGTGAGGAACGCGCAGATGACTGTGCGGGACCGCTTCCAGTGGGTGGCATGGAGCGTCGAGTATTTACGCAGCAGGCGGTCGTCGCTGGGGAGCCAGGCGCCATTCCGCCACATGGCGATGATGATCCTGAGATAGCCGCCGAACTCGGTGGCAGTCAGGTGGCCGGTGTCGCCGAGGAGCGCGTCAGTGCG